GGCCTCACGGTCACGGCCGGCCAGGTCACCGGCCGGGCCGCGGATGCCTTCGGCGTCGGCGAGTCGGGCCGTATCCGCACCAAGGGCGACATCTGGGTGGTCGCCTCCGTCGCTGTCGCGGCGCGCGATGCGGTGTACCTCACCGCCGCGGGCGCCTTCACCAACGTTTCCACCGGGAACACCGCGATCCCCGGTGCCAGCTGGGACACCAGCACCACCGCCGCCGGCCAGTTGGCCGTCGTCCGTCTCGGCTAAGGAGCCAACGCCATGAATGGAGCAATTCCCCTGATCGACGCCCAGGCTGCACTGGGCTTCGTGATCGCCCAGGCCTCGATCATCGAGCCGGGCATCTACCGCACCGTCTACCCCGACATCCAGTACCGCTCGCTGGTGCCGGTGGATACCTCCGGCAGTGAGTTCGCCACCTCGGTGACCTACTTCTCGCAGGATCAGTACGGCAAGGCTGACTGGATCAACGGCAACGCCGACGACATTCCCAAGGCCGGGACGGTGCGCTCGAAGTTTGAGACGCCTGTCTACACCGCCGGCATCGGCTACGGCTTCGGCTGGGAGGAGATCGGTCGTGCTCAGATGCTCGGCATCAACCTGTCGACTGAAGACGCTGCTGCTGCGCGCCGTGCGTCCGAAGAAATGGTGGATCGCGTCGCGCTCCTTGGCGATGCCAACAAGGGGTTCACTGGCCTGTTCAACGCTGCCGGCGTGACCCCGGTGGCGGCTCCGACTGGCGACTGGGCGAACGCTACTGCGGACGAGATCACGGCGGACATGAACCAGTCCCTGTTGAACGTGTTCAATGGCACCAACACCGCGTCGATCGCGGATCGCCTGTTGCTGCCGTGGTCGCGCTATCTGCTGATCGCCACTCGCAAGATGAGCGAAAACAGTGACATGACCATCCTGCAGTGGTTCCTGGCCAACAACGTCTACACCGTGCAGACCGGCCAGCAGCTGACGGTACGCGGTCAGCGTGGTCTGGACACCGCCGGTGTGGGTGGCGTGCCCCGCCTGGTCGCCTACCGCTACGATCCGCAGGTGCTGAAGCTACACATGCCGATGCCGCACCGGTTCCTGCCGGCTTACCAGAGTGGCCCGCTGCGGTGGGACATCCCGGGCGTGATGCGCCTCGGTGGCCTGGACGTTCGCCTGCCGAAGGAAGTCGTCTACCTGGACGGCATCTGATCGCAACGGCCCCGGCCATGTTCCGGGGCCTCACTGGAGCGAAGCATGAAGATCACCAATCACCACAAGGGACCCATCGGCCTGCCCGACGGCACTGTGCTGCCGCCTGGCGTGCCCACGCCCGTCGCGTCCTGGGACAGCCTCAAGAACAACGCGGTCGTCAAGGGCTGGCTGGGCGGGAAAATCATCTCCGTGGGCGGCGCGTCCGCGGCCACTTCGCCGCCGCCGGCTGCACCTTCCCTGCTCGGGTCGGACCTTCTGCCCTCGCAGGTGCTGCTGGTCGACGACACCACGGTTCCGCTGGGGCATATCGTCCAGCACGCGCATTCGGCATCGGGCCTGTCCGTCGAGGACTGGAACAAGCTGGACAGCGAGGCCCGTGAGGCCCTGCTGGCCGCGTCCGTGCAGCAACTGACGAGTGAGGCCGCAGCCAAGAAGGGCGAGGTCACCACCAGCACCCCAACCACCACCGGTAACCAAAAGCCGGATGCCGCGGCGGACAAGGATGCCTTGATCGCCCGTGCGAAGGCGCTCGGCATCGCCGCCAAGGCAACCTGGGGCGTCCCGAAGCTGCAGGAAGCCATCGCGGCCGCCGAAGCCAAGAAGGGCGAGGGCTGACCATGTACGGCACGCTAGTAGGCGCGGACAGCTATCACCAGGCGCGCGGCAACGCGGCCTGGGCGGCGGGCAGTGACGATGCCCGCATCGGCGCGTTGGTCCGCGCCACGGACTACATCGATGGCCGGTACCGGGTGCTGCTCGCATCCGGCCGCTGGTCGTCGATGTTCCCTGGCGTGCGTACTGCCGGGCGGGGCCAGGCCAACGAATGGCCCCGCACCGGTGCCACGGACTACGACGGCGATCCGATCCAGCCGGATGAGATCCCGGAGGAAGTGGAGCGGGCAACCTACGAGGCGGCGCTGCGTGAACTGGCGTCCCCCGGTAGCCTGTCGCCGGATTTCCTGGCCAGCGAGGCGGTTACGAGAGAGAAGGTCGGCCCCATCGAGGTCACCTACGCCGATGCTGCCGCTGATGGCCAGCCGAATCGGCCGGTGATCCCTGCGATCGACGAGATCCTGGCGCCGCTGCTGCGCACGCCTGCGGTCGGCCCGGCGGTGCGCGTCGTATGAGCCGGTTCTACAACCGCATGCAGGCCACGGCTGAGCGCCTGATTGAGCGCTACGGCTACGGGACGCAGCTGGAGCGCGAAGGCGCGCCCACGGGGCCGCCCCACAATCCGCAGCCGGGGCCACCCACGGAGCACGACTGCAAGGTGGTGGAGATCAAGTACAGCCTGACGGACCGCGACGCCACGCTGGTGCTGCAGGGGGACAAGCTGGGGCTGATCTCCACCGCGATCGACATCGTTCCCGGCAAGGATGATCGGATTCTGCTCGGCAGCGAGATGTACCACTTCATCGACGTTCAGCCGCTGTCACCGGGCGGCCAGGTCCTGCTCTACGAATTCCACGCCCGCCGCTGATGGACTACCTCACCCCACGCGAACTGGAACTGCTGGCACGTCGCCTGGAGCCGGCCATCCGCCGCTCCTTCGAGCAGGCAGTCGCCGGCATGCGGAACCAGGCGCAGGTCGATCACCTGGCAGAGCTGCTGCGCGCTGGCCAGGTCGACATGGTCCTGGAGGCGTTGGGCTTCGATTCGGAAGCCTTCTCGCCTATGGCGGAATCGGTGCGGCAGGCCTTCGTTGCCGGTGGCGATGCCGGTATCAAGGAGCTACCGCGGCTGTCGATGCGGCAGCAGGTGCGCGGCGGCTACAACCCGGCCGTCGAGACGCCGACGCTGCGGTTCCGATTCGACATGCGCAACCGTGGCGCTGAAGGCTGGCTGCAGGAGAACTCGTCGCGCCTGATCGTTGGCATCGTGGAGGACCAGCGGCAGATGGTGCGGCAGCACCTGGTGCGCGGCATGGCCGCCGGACAGAATCCGCGCCAGAGCGCGCTGGAGCTCGTCGGCCGGGTAGGCGAAACCGGACGTCGCGCCGGCGGGGTGGTGGGCCTGACTTCACAGCAGGCGCAGTACGTTGCAAACGTGCGGCAGCAGCTGGCCAGCGGCGATCCCAAACAGATGGCGGCGTACTTTGACCGGCAGCGCCGGGACAAGCGCCTGGACGGTATCGTCAAGCGCGCGATCGCGGGCAGCAAGCCGGTGGCGGCGGCGGACATCGAGAAGATTGCCGGCCGCTACGCCGACCGCCTGCTGTCGCTGCGCGGCGAAATGATCGCGAGGACCGAATCGCTGACGGCAATGAACGCCGGCCGCGATGAGGCGTACCGGCAGCAGATCGAATCGGGCCGTTTGGCCCCCGAGAACGTCACCTGCGGCTGGTCTGCCACCGGTGATGACCGCACGCGGCATAGCCACAAGGCGATGAACGGCCAGAAGCGACGGTTCGGCGAGCCGTTCCAGACGCCGGGCGGTGCGCTGATGAGGTTCCCGGGCGACACCGCGCTCGGGGCGCCGGCGGAAGAAACCATCGGCTGCCGGTGCACCAAGACCTACCGGGTGGACATGGCAGCGGAGGTGCAGCGTGGCCAATAAGTTTGGCAGCCAGGTCCGTGCCTTCGCCGAGAAGGCCAAGGGCATGCAGTTGGCTGTGTTCCGCGAATCGTCGCAGCGGCTGATGGAGGAGGCCAACACGCCGGAGGGTATGGGAGGCCGTATGCCAGTGGACACCGGGTTCCTGCGTAACTCGGTTGCGGCCTCCCTGGAGGGCATGCCCACCGGTGGCGCGACGGATCCGCCGCTGGTGTTTGCAAGCATGGACCTGGGCCAGACGGTATGGGCCGGGTGGACCGCGAAGTACGCCATGCGCATGGAGCACGGGTTCTACGGCGAGGACAGCAAGGGCAGGACCTATGCGCAGGCCGGCAAGGGCTTTGCCAGGGCGGCGGCGCAGCGCTGGGACTTCATCGTGGCCGAGGTCACCGCCGAGATCAGGAGCCGCATGCGATGAAAGACACCGAGATCTACGACGCCTTCACCAAGTTGGTCACTTCATTCGCGGCGGCGCAGGGACTGCCCTGCTCGTATCCCGGAATTGGGTTCACCCCGCCGACCGGCAAGGATGCCAGGTGGTTGGAGTTCCAGTGGTTTCCCAACCGGACCCAGAACTACGGCCTGGCCGACGACGGCCCGTCCCTGATGCAGGGGTTCGGCCAGCTGGCAGCCTGCTACCGGCCGGGGAAGGGGATCATGGTGGGCACGCCCATCACGGATGCCATCATCGCTGCGTTCGCCAAGGGCACCCGCTTCGGCGGCATGGCTGTCTACGAGCGGCCCTCCACCAGCAGCATCATTCAGGATCCGGAGCGGGTCATGCACCCGGTCACCATCCGGTGGAGGGGTTTCGTTTCGGGGTAGACTCCGGCCCATGAGCCCCAAGACGCCCAACCTGCACCTGGTGCGAAGCGATGGCCCCCTCAGCGAGGGAGCGTTGAAAGAGCTGCGCGATTCCGTCGACCGCATGAAGGCATCCCGCAGCCTGATGTACGAGTTCAACAAGGAGCAGGCCGTCTGGGTCCGCAACGAGTATGAGGAGTACATCCGAGCTGGTTTCAAGCCAGCCGAAGCGCTGAAACTGGTGGCGGCCAAGCTTGGACCCACGGCGAAGTAGGCCTGACGATTACCCAGCAGAAAGGAAGTAGTCATGAGCGTTCGACTTGCACCAGATGGAACTTTCGTTTTTGGCAATCCGCAGTTGGCACCCGATGGCACCTTCGTAGGCCAAGGGGCGATTCAGATGACGCCTGAAGGCACGTTTGTTTCGGGCACGCCACAACTTGCTCCGAATGGAAAATTTGTCGGTGGGCGCCCAACAATGGCACCGGACGGCACGTTTGTCGGGGGTAAGCCGATTATGTGTCCGGACGGCACCTACATCGGTGACGGTTCGAACTAAACGAGCCTATACAAGATCAACGGAGACCCGCCAACCAGCGGGTCTTTTGCTTTTCAACGACCCCGCCCCGTGGCGGGTTTTTTTACGCCCATCGCGAGGAGACCACGGCTATGGCCGCTGAAGCAAAGACCAACGCAGGTTCCAAGTTGTTCATCTGCGTTACCCCCCAGAACGAAGACCTCACCGCCACCGAATTCGCAGCGCTGGCATATATTCAGGTAAAGAAGGTCGGCAGCGTCGGTGAGCGCGGCATCAACACCAACATCGTCACCTACGACACCTGGGACACGCTGGTGGCCCTGAAGGGCAAGGGCATCACCAATGCCGGTGACCCTCCGGTGGAAGTGGCCGAGGATCTGACCGACCCGGGCCAGATCGCCATGCGTGCCGCTGGTGCGCCCGACGTCCCGGACGCCTACGCCTTCAAGGTCGAGCGTGCGGACGGCTCCATCGAGTACCTGCGCGGCCTGGTGGCCGGTCCGAACACCCCGGGCGGCCGCAATGAGGACTTCGTGCTCAACACCTACGTCCTGGGCCTCAACCAGCCCCCGGTGGTGGTGCCGGCTCCCGTCACCCCGTAACCGAATACCGGCGGGGTAGGGCGCGCGCCTGAAAGGCTGCCTGATCCGACAGCTTCCCCGCCGGTTCCTTCTCGGATCGCAACAAGGATCACGACATGACCGAACTGACCAACATCGTGGCGGCAGAACGCCGTCTGGAAATCCTGCACCCGGCCACCGAAGAGCCGGTAGGCCTGGTGCTCATCCTGTTGCCCGACAGCCATCCGCAGGTGAAGGCCGCTTCCCGCAAGACGCTCAACGAGCGCATGGGCCACCGCGGCAAGGTGACGGCCGAGCAGCTGGAGGCCGTGCGCTTGTCGATGCTGGCCGCGTCGATCAGTGGCTGGGAGTGGAAGGGGGAGCTGACCTTCCATGGCGAGAAGCCTGCGTTCGACCAGCAGACCCTCAAGACCCTGCTGAAGGAGCTGCCGTGGGTGGGGGAACAGGCCGACGCAGCGCTGAACGACCGTCCGGCGTTCTTTCGCGGACCTGCTGAAGCAGGCGGCTGAGGCCACCTACATTGCCGTCCGCTACGACATGGCGGATGAGAACGGCGAAACCCGGCGTCAGCGCAACGAGCGCTTCGAGGCCAAGTCGCCAGAGCTGGACGTCCCGGACGCGATTACCCACGTCTGGGACTGGTTCTGGCAGCTCTCCGGCCGCCGACACAGCGGTCCGGAGGCGTTGACGTTTGCTGACGTGGGCGAATGGAGTCGCCTGCTGCAGATCGACCTCCTGCCAGAGGAGGTGCAGATGCTCCTGGCGATGGATGACCAGTACCTCCGCGCGGTGCGCGAAGACCAGAAAGCCGCGCGTGAGCGGGCACAGCAGCAGTAGAACAGGAGCCCCTGATGGATATCGCCGAGCTTGGCTACAAGGTCGACAGTAGTGGCCTGGTCGAAGGCACGAAGGCGCTGGACGAGAACGCGGCGGCCGCTGAACGCGCCGGTGGGGCTGCTGATCGTCTGGACCGGGACTACCAGGCGCTGGCAAGGACGGTTGAGCGCTCCTCCAGTGTTCTTGGTGACCGGCTCGGCGGCGCCCTTGACCGTATCGGCACCGGAACGGGCGCGGTCATTGAAGAGCTGCAGACGCTCAACCGGACCAATGCGGAGATTCTGGCATCGCTGGGGGCTCTGGACGGGAAGCTGGCCAGCACCGCCGGGCAGGTGCAGGCCTACGGTGCCGCCGGCGCCGCAGCAGCCGCATCGACGGCCCAGGTGGCGACGGCCAGCCAGCAGTTGGAGCAGCAGCTGAGCCAGCAGGAAGCCCGCTACAAAGCGGTGGCACAGCAGGCGATGGCATGGACCCAGAGCAACCAGGCGGCGAACCTGTCGGAACGTGCTTTGGCTGAGGCCGCCCGCGACGCTGCGCTGGGCATCGACCACAAGGCGCGTGCCATGGCGTCTGCAGGTAGCGAGCAGGAGCGGCTGGCCGCCCGTGCGAAAGCCCTGCAGGAGGCTGAGGCCCGGACAGCGAACGAGCAGCGGCAGGCAGCTGCGGCGGCCGAGGCGCAGAAGATCAACCTGCAGCAGCTACTGGGCCAGATCGACCCGACCGTGGCGGCGTTGAACCGGCTGGCTGCCATGGAGGACCGCTTGGAGCGGGCCCAAAAGGCCGGCTTGGTCAATGCGAGCGTGTTCGACCAGTACCAGACCAAGATCGAGGGCATGCGCACGTCCGTGCTCAATGCGACCAATGCGCAGAACGGCATGGGCATGTCCGCACGGCAGCTGCAGAACAACCTGCGGATGGTGCCGATGCAGGTGACCGACATCACCACCAGCCTGATCAGCGGCCAGCCGGCGTGGATGGTGGCTATCCAGCAGGGCGGACAGCTGAAGGACCAGTTCGGCGGCATCGGCCCGGCTGCCCGCGCCGTGGGTGGCTACGTGATCGGCCTGGTGAACCCGCTGACAATCGCTGCTGCTGCCCTGACGGCCATGGCGCTAGCGGCCAAGCAGAGCCAGGACGAGCTGTTCCAGTTCCAGAAGCAGCTGATCCTGAGCGGGCAGGGCGCGGTGATCGGGGTGGACGGCTTTGAGGCGCTGGCCACCAGCATCGACCGCCTGGATGGCGTGTCGCGCGGTGGTGCGGTCACCGCACTGACCGAGACCGCGAAGGCTGGCCGCTTCGCCGGCGAGCAGTTCGAGCTGGTGGCAGCTGCTGCTGCGCGAATGGAGGCATCCACCGGCCGTGCCGCATCAGCCACCGTCAGCGCCTTCCAATCCATCGCCAAGGGCCCGGTGGAAGGCCTGCTGAAGCTCAACGACGCGGAGCGCTTCCTGACCGCTGCGCAGCTGGCGCGCATCACCGCGCTGGAGGAAGAGGGCCGCACCCAGCAGGCCGCCAACGAGGCAATCCAGCTCTACGCGACGCACCTCGATGAAGTGGCCAATCGCACAGAGGCTGTTATGCCCGGCATGTCGAAGTGGTGGCGGGACCTCAAGGACGATATCGGCGGCGCCTGGAGCGCCATCGGCAACGTTACCGGTGCCATCACCGACCTGGCCAAGGAGTGGGGCATCCTCGCCCGCCTGCCGCGTCTCAGCGACATGCTGGGGCTGGGAGCAGTCGGAGGCACGTTGGTCAAGAACCTCGGCCTGCCGTCGCTTACGGAAGCCCTCAACGGGCTTTCGACCCGCATGCGCGGTATGCCCCGGATGCCCACGCCCATCGATGAGGGCGGTGCACTGGATCCGCAGACGGCCCGCGAGCTCGCAGCAGCGAGCCAGGAGCGCGCCACGGCCGAGCAGACGGCATCCGAGGCCATCAATGCCCAGATTGCCGGGCTCGATCGCGCCATGGCCAAGGAGGCTGCCCGACTCAAGATCATTGCCCAGTACAACCGGCTCGCCGACAACGACGCGCGGCACTTCGACGGCTCCATGCAGAGGTTGATCGCGAAGGCCCAGGCAGATGTGGACAGGACCTTCAATCGCCGGGAGGGCGTAGGAAAGCGGAACGCGGACGATACCGCCGCCCAGACCATGCTCGCGAACGCCCAGCGGCAGATCGAGGCCAACAAGCAGCTGGTCGACACCGGGGTGAAGGTGACGGAGAGCGAGCGCTTGGCCGCCAAGATCAAGCAGGAGCTGGACGACAAGACCAAGACCATGACGGCCTCCACCCGGGCGCTGTTGGTGGCCGAGCGCGAGCAGCTGCTGACCTCCGGCAAGAAGGCAGCCGCGTACCAGAAGGAACGGGAAGCCACTGAGGCGCTGGCCAGGCAGCAGGCCATCCTCAACCAGGCAAGCAGCAACCGCGACCGTGCCAACGAGCTGGACCTGATGGGCATGGGCAAGGGCGGCGATGCGGTGGCTATGCTGCGCCGGCAGCTGGACATCCAGCGGGAGTACCAAGACGAGCTGAAGCGGCTGGGCAGCCGTGATGTGGCCAAGGACAAGGAGACTTGGGACCTGATGGCCGCTAACGCGGCTTCCTTCCGGGATCAGGAGCTGGCCAAGGAAAGGGTGTTCCAGGAAGCACGGTTGGCAATGCTGGGCGACTGGCGTGCCGGCGCACGGCGGGCATGGGAGGACTATGCCTTCGCAGCCAACAACGCCATGGAGAACGCCAGCAGCCTGATGAACACGGCGCTGTCGGGGTGGGAGGACGCATGGGTGCAGTTCGCCAAGACCGGCAAGCTGTCGTTCAAGGATCTGGCCAACTCCATCGTTGCTGACCTGGCACGCATCGCTGCAAAGCAGGCCGCCGTGGGCATCATCAACGCGGTGGCCTCGGCGTGGGGCGGTGGTGGCGGAACGAGCATGTCCACCTATGGTGCACAGAGCTTCGGGAACAACACCGGCTGGCTCAATGAGGGCGTGAACTTCGGCGGCGGCCGAGCCATGGGCGGTCCGGTGCGCGGCTCGACGCTGTACGAAGTGGGTGAGGGTGGCCGGCCAGAGCTCTTTGACGACGGCAGCGGCCGTACCTACCTCATCCCTGGCAACGACGGCCGCGTCATACCTGCGGCGCCTGCAGCGAGTGCCGGCGCATCCGCCGGCGGCGGCGCCGCGGTGCACGTCCAGGTGATCGTCAACAGCGACGGAACCACCGAGACGAACGGGGACACCTCGCTCATGCAGCAGTTCGGGCAGGAACTTGGCCGATTCGTGGAGAGCAAGTACCGCGAGCTGCAGTTGAAGGACATGCGCCCGGGCGGAGCGCTCCACATGGCGGGGGCACGCCGATGACGGACACCTTCATCTGGAAGCCGACCAGCAGCGGCGCAGCGACAGCGAATGCGGCTGTGCGCAAGGCGGCATTCGGCGATGGCTACACCCAGCGGGCACCGGAAGGCATCAACCCACGCAGCCGCAGCTACCAGCTCACCTTCACAGGTACGAAAGCGCGCATCGACCAGATCATCGACTTCCTCGACGCGCACGTGGGCCGGTCCTTCTTCTGGACAGGTCCTCGCGGCACTGCGCTCTACACCTGCGACACCCACACCGAACCACTTCCCAACGGGCTGACGCACACCGTCACCGCCACGTTCGAACAGACATTCCAGCCGTAAGGAGAGCCTATGGCACGCCAAGTAATCGACACAACGACAAACAATGGAGCGTATATCGGCGACCCAGCGGTAGTGGCTTTCGGCAAGGTGAACGAAAACTTCGCTGAGCTGTACGACTTGCAGGGTCGGCTCGCCACACGCTCAGGTAAGAACAAGCTGATCAACGGCACCATGAACGTCTGGCAGCGTCAGATCTCCTTCGCACTACCAGCCAGTGCCGGTTTGTACACCGCTGACCGGTGGCTTTTCAACACCGGCGCTGGGGTAAACGCGACTGTAAACCGAATCCAGATGGCCCTTGGCGAGGTTGACCTGTTCCCGTGGTCCATGGCCATAGGAATCTCTGCGGTGGGCGGCGGCGTCAACATGCGGCAGTCCATTGAGGGTGTGCACACCCTAGGCGGGCGCGCAGCAACCCTGTCGTTCTGGGCGCGTGCGAATGCCGCGGGGGCTGTGCTTGGCACGCGAGGTACCCAGGTGTTCGGTTCCGGAGGCAGCGCAAACACCAGTTTGGTAGGCGGAGGCAACATCTCACTCACTACCAGCTGGGTTCGTTACACGGTCCCGCTGAATGTCCCGAGCATCGTGGGCAAGACAATTGGCGGAAACAACTGTCTGCAGATCATCTTTGACTTCTTGGCGGCCACTACTTACTGGATCGTGGGTGTGCAGCTCGAAGAAGGCGCCGACCGCACCGACTTTGAGTACCCATTCGCAAGCGATGAGTTGCAACGCTGCATGCGCTACTACGAGAAGAGTTATGACATCGGGGTGTTCCCGGGGACGGGGTCCGGCTTCGGGCGGTGCGGCGAATTTCTGGGCGTGAACCCACGGAACACCGCAAACTCTTGGGTGCAACGATTCTCCGTTATGAAGAGAGCAACGCCGTCACTGGCGGTATACGCATCGGAGAACGGGCAGGCCAACGCGGTATCGCAGGCGAGCGGTACAAACGTGGCTATCAATAGCCTTGGAGCGGTGGGGCAAAACGGTTTCCAGGTGACCTACGTCAATGGCTCCGGTCAATACGGCGCATCCTTCCACTACACAGCTGACGCGGAGTTCTGACATGTATCGACAGACCAGTGACCCCGACATCCTTTTCTGCGTGGAGACCGATGCGTGGATCCCACGCGGACACCGGGACTGGCCCGCAGAGTGGCTGGTCTCCAACTCGCCAGCCCCAGCCCTGCCTCCCTACGTGCTGCACAGCCCACAGCACTACGCAGCAATTCGCGAGGCAGCCTGGAAATGGATGACGGCGTACGTGCAGGAACGGCGATATGACTCAGTGGAGAGCTGCTGCAGCTATGCCAACAGCACCGTGCCGCGATATAGGGCCGAGGCGATGGCCATGATCGCGTGGCGCGACGACATCAACCAGGCGCTCGAAGCGCTGGTGGTGGCACCGCCCGACGGCATCGAAACATGGGAACAGGTCATGCCTATACTCCCGCAGCCCGAGCATTACGCCTGGCCAGCGCAGGTCGAGCTGCCTCTGGGCGTTGAGGCTGGTGTGCCGCTGGAATGATCACCGCAGACGCACAACAGCTCGAGCCGGGTGGGCGCATCACCGTGTATGAGCTCGACGCAAGCAGCTTCGGCGCCGACCAACTGTTCTTTCACCAGCACCTGCAGTCTGGGGTAATCTGGTGGCAGGGCCAGGAATACGGTGCCTGGCCAATCGAGGCGAGCGGCTTCGAGCGCACCAGTGACCAGCCGCCGAGCCCTCGGCTCCGGGTCGGCAACGTCGATGGCCGCATCGGTGCGCTGTGCCTGATGTTCGATGACCTGGTGGGTGCGAGGATCATCCGGCGGCAGACACTGGTGAAGTATCTGGACTCGGCCAACTTTGCCGATGGCAACCCGACCGCCGACCCCGACGAGCACTTCCAGGACGAAATCTGGTTCATCGAGCGCAAAGCGTCCGAGGACTTCGAAACCGTCGAGTTCGAGCTGACGACGGCAATCGACCTCAACGGTGAGCAGCTTCCCGGCCGTCAGATCGTCGCAGGTAACTGCGGCTGGATCATCCGCGGCGGGTATCGCGGGCCGTACTGCGGGTACAACGGCCCGGCCGTGGCCGATGCAGACGACAATCCAACGGACGATCCGTCGCGCGATCAGTGCGGGGGACGGCTGAAGAGCTGCAAGCTTCGTTTCGGCGAGAACAACCCGTTGCCCTACGGCGGCTTCCCAGCTGCCGGTTTGCTGCGAACCTGATTCCCTTACCACCGCATCTTCTCGCTGCCCTCGCAGCACCACCAGGCCCGCCGAACGCGGGCCTTTTCTATGGGCGAGATATGGAACAGAACACCCTTCAGGCGATCCAAGCGCATGCCGTCGCCGAGTACCCGCGAGAGTGCTGTGGACTCGTCGTGGCCACAGAGGAAGGCGAGAAGTACGTCGCCTGCCGCAACGCGGCTGAGAACGCGAGCGAGCACTTCCGACTGCCCGGTGAGGACTACGCGGGAGCTGAGGATCTCGGAGAGGTTATAGCGCTGGTACACAGCCACCCGAACGCTGCAGCGACTCCATCTGATGCCGACCGTGTCATGTGCGAGGCCAGCGGGTTGACTTGGCACATCGTGAGCGTGGGCCAGGTGGTCGGCTCAGAGCCAGAGTGCCACGACCTGCAAACCATCCGGCCTTGCGGCTATCTCGCCCCGCTGGTTGGGCGTCAGTTCGCCCATGGCGTTCTCGACTGCTACAGCTTGGTCGAGGACTTCTATGCCTGGAACCTCGGCATCCGACTGGGGCGGTACGAGCGGGAGGATAGGTGGTGGGAGAAGGGCCAGGACCTTTACAGCATCGAACGGCTGAAGGCGGAAGGGTTCGAGCCGGTTGCCGGCGACCTCCAGCGCGGCGACATGATCCTGATGGAGATCCGGTCGCCTGTCCCTAACCACGCCGGCATCTATCTCGGCGACGGCCAGATGCTGCACCACATGGACGGCAGGCTGTCCGAGCGCGTGCCCTATGGCGGTATGTGGGCTGAGCGAACGCGCTATGTCGTCCGCCACCGGGAGGCGCGCCATGACTGAGCAGCTGCGCACCGTGCGCCTGTATGGCGTTCTGGGCGCCCGCTTCGGGCGAGAGTTCCGTTTGGCCGTGAACAGCCCACGCGAGGCGGCCTACGCGCTGAGCGTGATGGTGCCTGGCTTTAGGACGTTCATGCGGGAGGCGAAGGCCAAGGGGATCCAGTTCGCCGTGTTCGTGGGCAAGAAGAACCTGTCCGAAGACCAGCTCAGAGACCCGCCTGGCAAAGAAGATATCCGCATCGCTCCCGTGTTGGTCGGGTCGAAGCGCGGCGGCATTTTGCAGACGGTCCTGGGAATCGTGCTGATCGTTGTAGGCGTCTACACCGGCTTCCAGCCGGCCACGCAGCTCGGTGTGAGCCTCGTCGTGGGCGGCGTAGTGCAGATGCTCTCGCCGCAGCCAAAAGGGTTGGGCGCGCAGGACAGCGTCGAGAACCGGCCGAGCTACAGCATGAACGGCACGGTCAACACGCAGGCACAAGGCAACCCCGTGCCGCTTGCCTACGGCGGTGATGACGAGAAGGGAATGATGGTCGGCTCGGCCGTGATCAGTGGCGGCATCTTGGCCGAGGACCAGCAATGAACCTTCCGGTCGTGTACCAGCATCCCGGGACCGAGCTGGCGCTGATCAGGGCTGGCCAAGATCTGGTGGGTGCTGGCGGGAAGAGCGGCGGCGGGGCGCGCACCCCTGTGGAGTCTCCCGACAGCCTTCACTCGATAGCGCGTGCGCGGATCCTGGACTTGGTCAGTGAGGGTGAGATTCGTGGCTTGGTCGCCGGGAACCAATCGATCTACCTCGACCAAGTGCCAATCCAGAACGCCGATGGCAGCTTCAACTTTGAGGGCGTCCGAGTAGAGACCCGGTCCGGCACGCAGGATCAGGATCATATCGCCGGCTTCCCGTCGATCGAGAACGAGCAACCGGTCAACGTGGAGCTGCGGAGCGATAGTCCGGTTGTGCGCGGCGCCACCGGCTCTGAGCTGTCCGCCCTGCGAGTGCGCTTCGGCTTGCCCGCCCTGCAGCAGATCAACAGCGAGAACGGGGACACCAACGGTTACACGGTCAGCTACGCAATCGACCTTTCCACCGACAGCGGCCCCTACGGCACCGTCCTGACCAACGCCTTCAGCGGCAAGACGACTACCCAGTACGAGCGAAGCCACCGTGTGGACCTTCCTGCCGGCTCGCAATGGCAGATCCGTGTTCGACGGCTCACCCCGGACTCAAGCAGTGGCCTGATTACCGACCGGGTCAACGTGCTCTCGCTGACGGAGGTCATCGACGCCAAGCTGCGCTACCCCAACTGCGCGCTGGCCGCCATTGAGGTTGACGCGAGCCAGTTCCAGAATGTCCCAACGCGCTCGTATCGAATCTGGGGTCGAATTGTCCGTGTCCCGGCCAACTACGACCCCCTGACGCGCGTCTACGCCACAACCGGGCCCGGCACCACCAACGGGGCCTGGGACGGCACGTTCAAGTCGGCGTGGACCAACAACCCCGTATGGCCGTTCTTCGACATCGTGACCAACGACCGATTCGGTCTCGGTAACCGCATCCCGCTGGACTGGGTGAACAAGTGGCGGCTTTACCAGATTGCCCAGTACTGCGACCAGCTGGTGAGCGATGGGCAAGGCGGGCAGGAGCCGCGCTTCACCTGCAGCCTGTACCTGCAGACGCGATCCGACGCCTACCGCGTGCTTCAGGACATGGCGTCGATCTTCCGTGGCATCAGCTTCTACGCGGCGGGGCAGGTCATGGCGTCGGCGGACATGCCTGCGGATCCGGTCGCGACCTTCTCCCAGGCAAACGTCGTCGGCGGCCGATTTGTCTACGAGGGAAGCACCAGGAAGATGCGGCACACCGTCGCGCTGGTGTCTTGGACCGATCCGGACGACTTCGGTCGGCAGAAGGTTGAACCAGTCCCGTACCTGCCCGGCATCCAGCGCTACGGCATCCAGCAGACCGAAGTCACCGCCGTGGGCTGCCATTCTCGGTCACAGGCGGTACGCATCGGCAACCACATTCTCTACACCGAGAACCTGGAGACGGAAACGGTGTCTTTTGGCGTGGGGCTGGATGCTCTGATCTGCATGCCCGGAGACATCATCGAGATTGCGGACCCCAACCGAGCCGGCCGCCGCAACGCCGGGCGCATCCGGAGTGCGGGTGCCGACACCGTCGTGGTCGACAAGATGCCCGAGGGCGTTTCACCTGGCGACACCCTGCGCGTGACACTACCCACAGGCCGCACAGAAGCTCGTACGGTAGAAGCCGTGAATGGGTCCACGATCACGGCCACCGCACCTTTCTCCGCGGTTCCCGTGGCGCAGTCGATCTGGGCGGTGGAAAGTTCCGAGCTTGCGCTGCAGCAGTTCCGCGTCCTCGGTGTCGCCGAGAATCCCGTCAGCGGCGAGGAAGGGCTCACCTACCGGATCACGGCCCTCAAGCATGTTCCAGGCAAGTTCGCGGCAATCGATGACGGCACGCGCCTGGAGCAACCGCCGATCAGCATCGTGCCGCCGAGCGTCCAGCCGCCACCGACCAACGTCGTCCTGACGTCGCATGTGATCATCGATCAGGGCATCGCAACCCCCGTGCTTACCATCGCGTGGGACGCGGCAGACAAGGCCATCGCCTACGACGTCGAGTGGCGCAGGGACGACCTGAACTGGGTGCGGACCGAGCGGGTGTCGACCAGCAGCGTTGAAGTGCGCGGGATCTACGCCGGCGCGTACCTGGCCCGCGTCCGGGCAATCAATGCCCTCAATGCGGTTTCCATGCCGGCCATGAGCGCGCTGACCACGATTCAAGGCAAGACCGATCCGCCCCCGGCACTGAGCTCGCTGACGACCGCAAGCCAGGTGTTCGCCATCGCGCTGGGGTGGGCGTTCCCGGCGGGTGCGACGGATACACAGCGCACGGAGATCTGGTACGGGCCTACGCCAGATCGGGAGGGACCGGCAACCATCAAGCTGGGCGACTTCGCCTACCCCCAGAATCGGCACCAGATCAACGGGCTTGCCGCCGGAACGCGGTTCTATTTCTGGGGCCGGTTGGTCGATCGGAGTGGCAACGTGGGGCCATGGTATCCCGCTGGTGCGGGCGTGATGGGGGAGGCCAGTACCGACCAGACCGAGTACGACGAGTACTTCTCCGGGAAGATCTCGGAGAGCGCGCTAGGCCAAGATCTTCTTGAGAAAATCGACTCGATCGATCAGATAGTGCCGCTTGTGTGGGACCCCGACGCAACGTACCAGCCCGGCCAGACAGTCATCCACGAAGGAAAAATATGGTCTTGGCAGGGGGCCGAGCCGGGGAACGAGGAACCCCCGGGCACGAGCTGGCTGGACGTCGGTGTTGCGATCAGCGAAGCCGGCGCGTTGGTCGGACGGGTAGACCAGATAGAGCTGGATATCACCAACATCGATGGCCAGGTGACCGCGCAGGGCCAGAAGCTTGACGGCCTGTTTGTCCAGCTCGACGTCAACGCTGCTGGCGACACGGACTGGGGCGCAGGCGATGCGGACATCTATGCAGGGACGATCACCATCCAGTCGGTGATTGCTTCCGGCGACCTTGCTCAAGCCAAGCGCGTGGACCAGGTCAACGCCGGCCTGTCGGGCCTCAGCGCTACGGTGCAGCAGGAATCGCTCGCTCGCGTGACCGGTGACTCCGCACTAGCCCAGAACATCACCACTGTCCAGGCAAGCCTGCAGCAGACCAACTCGGACCTGCAGCAGACGACTGCCTCTGTGTCGCAGGTTTCCCAAGCGGTCGTTACGCTCAATGGAAAGGTGAGCGCCACATACACGATTCGAGCGCAGGTCGCATCGGGTGGGCAAATCTACGTTTCCGGCATGGGTCTCGGCGTTGAACAGCAGCCGGACGGCAGCTACCAATCCCAAGCGCTTTTCCAGGCCGACCGGTTCGCGGTGATCAACGTCGTCAACGGCAACGTCACGTCGCCCTTCGTGATCCAAGGTGGCCAGACCTTCATTAGCCAGGCGCTCATCGGCACTGGCTGGATCCAGAACGCGATGATCGGCGACGTCATCCAGTCCACGGCAGTGGGTGCAGGCGGGCTGCCACGCTGGAAGCTCGACAAAAACGGCACGCTGACAATGCGAGGGGCAAGCGCCGGCAGCGGCTTCATGGACCTTTCGGACCAGGCAATTCGATTCTGGAACCCGGCGGGCACCATCGCGATTTGCGAGTTCGGGGAGCTTCTGTAATGGCGCGTGGAATCCGACAGCGCGATCCGAACACCGGGGCCATTCTCGTCGATGTAACCTCCAGGCTTCCGAAGATCATCGGTCGTGTGACGCTTTCGCCAGGTGTGAGCGGGTTCGTAGACGTTCCGGTGATGGGGAATAACCCGGCGACGTTCTGGTTCAATGCTGACACCTCGCAGCCAGACTACAACACGTCACCGATCTTCACTTACGACGGCGCCAATAGGATCAGCTGGCAGTATGTGTCGCCGAATCCGCTATACCAGCGCGGTGGCGTCCTCGTTTACGGGAGGTACTGAGCATGGTCGCGGGCGTGCGGATCAGGCCTGAAGATGGCTCGTTGATTCAGATCGACCCGACATGGGAATGCCTGGCGATGAAAACGTTGGGCTCCGTGGTGTGTCCTGTCAACGGCTCGACCGGGCGCGGAACGATCACTGTTGGCGGGTGCAACGAGCCGATTCTCGCGGTCAGGTCAAATGGCTCTTTCGTCGGCATTCTGTCTAAAACCCAGTCGGGGGCCACCTTCACCTGGACGCTGGTGACAAGCGTTCCCGGAGCCACGGTCGACTACTGGATATTCGACACGACCGACGTCGCGCAGATGGCGTTCAACACCACCAAGGGCATGCGCTTTCGCAATTCGTCGAACGGCAGGGTGCTGTTCGATTCGCGTTACAAGTACATGCGAATATTGCAGATGATCAACATGGACGCTGGCACCGGATCTGTGGACGTGGCCATACCCCTGACTTCGGGCTATGCAGTAGCAATCAGCAATTCCGGCTTCTACACGACGGTAGTCGGCGGGTCGACTACCCCCGGGTTCTGGTTCATCCAGCGAGCTGGCTATGTGGCGGGCATCCGGACGAACACGAACGGCACTGTGAGCGTCGGGCTGATCCAGTTGGCCGCAAGCACGCAGGAAGGCCAAGGAACGCCCCCGGCCACCGGCTTGATGGGTAACCGCAACTTGCTCGCTCAGGTCCTGGACATGCGCAACTACTAGCGCACGCGGCGCGGCCGCTTCTGAATCCCGTCCTGATACTTCACCGACCACGGCGTGACCAGATACCCGGCGCGCTGCCAGTTGACCTGGGAGAAGTGGTCCTCACGCACGTCCACCGCAGTGCCGTTGACCAGCACGTAGGGTGTGGCTGCCTTCGGCAGGTCGCAGGTGCTCAGGAAGCCGTCGGTCTTAACCTTGACCAGGTACGGGCCGCTGCCCTCCACCTGCCCGCAGACGGTAGCCCGGGCGGACTTCGATGCGTCAACCGCGCGCGGCGCGATCCGCACCACGAATTCGTCCAGACTCTCGCCCGGATTCGACTGTTCTTCGTACAGGTCCACGGTGCGTCCGTGGATGATGCCCGTGTCGGCAGCCGCGGCGGTGCCGGCGGCGAGGGCGAGGATGGTGGTGATCAGCACTGCGCGCATAGCGCTCTCCATGTGTGTTGTTGCGAACAACACCAGACTACCGCCGGAAAACGGCCATCGCCTGTTGAAGAAGCATTCGCATTTCGGCGCCATGAATGTCGGTCACGCTACCGGCTGCAGCAGTTCCTCGGCGTTGTAGCGCGGCGTGTTGACCGCCCGGCTGACGCGATAGGCCTCCATCGCCGGCGGCTCGCTGGCCAGCAACATGGCCATGGCGCCGTCGGCGTCGGCCTTCATCCATTCCTCGGCCTGGCCGGGCGCCAGCCACACCGGCATGCGGTCGTGAATATCAGCCGAGACGCCGCTGCTGTCGCGCGTGATCACGGTGAAGGTGCCCAGGTTGTCGGGGCCGAGCAGCTTGCTGGCGTCCTCCCATAGGCCGGCCGCCCAGAGCGGCGTCGCTGCGTGGATGAACCATGGGTCCTTGCCGTTGTCGTCTGGGTTCACGGACCACTCGTAGTAGCCCGCCATCGGAATCAGGCAGCGGCGCGCCTTGAACGCGCTGCGGAACGCCGGCTTCGTGGCCACGGTCTCAATGCGGGCATTGATGGTCGAACCTTGCAGGCCCTTCGCCTTTGCCCAGAACGGCAGGAGGCCCCAGGCCAGCCGCTGCACCTGCAGGCCCTCGCCGCGATCGAGCACCACGGTTGCGCGCTGCGTCGGCGCCAGGTTGTAGCTGGCCGGCATGGACAGCAGGTCGCCCACCAGCTGGGGGAAGCCCAGGCTGGCGGCGTCTCGGATCGGGGTCTGGACGAATCGGCCGCACATGGCGTCACCATATTCCACTGGCGCACCACCGGCGTTCGCACGCCGTGCACAATGCTGGTCGATCACGCCATGTTTCTTTTCTTGGGCGTACCGTCGAACTCCCCGGGGGGGACCAACCAGCAAAGGAGCAGCCGGCATGGCGCTGCAAGCAATCGCGTACGCCAGTGAGGCGGTCCCTGACTTGGGCACGGACGGGCTCGAGCGAATGGTTCAGCGGTCCATCACCCATAACCAGTTGGCGGGTGTGACTGGCCTTCTGCTGTTCGACGGCAGGAGGTTCCTTCAGTACATCGAGGGGCCGGACGACGGCTTGGCGGTGATCTATTCCCGCATCGTCTATTCCCGTCTGCACACCGACGTGATCGAGCTCGCGCGGGGCAGCGTTTCCCAGCGCCGCATGCCTTACTGGTCCATGCGTTGGATACCAGTGGAGGACACGCAGTTGAAGGAGGCCGCCTTCAGCGATTGGACGAACTTGACCCGGCGTAAGGCGGGGTCTAGGACTTCCCCAAACGGGGTCGAGAGGCTGGCTTCCCTGGCCGCTCCTTACTTGGTGTAACTCGGCGCCAGAGGCCTCGCAGCGTTCTCGCAAGCTTCACGCTACCCGGCGCAGATTTCTACTCAATAACGGGGGAGACACCACCTACGGGTGGACTCCAGCTGGACGCGGCGCGGATCCGCAGGGCAGGGCGTCACCACATTCGGCCTGATTTCCTGCGGATCCGCGAGGCGGACATTCCCAAGCCGCCGTCGCAGGATTTGAGAGCCGGACCCGTAGGATTCCGCGCCATGCTCCCTCCCGACTTCCACTGGCGCTCCGTGGCCTCCCGCCCTGACGGGAAGGACGACAGCGTTTTCAGCGACGGCACGCAGGTGCTGCGGCTGTGCGAGCGCATCAACGGGGGAGGGTGGTTCGCCGACCTCAACACGCATCGTTCCGACCGGAGCCATTGGACGACGCGAGAATGTACGAGTTACGGGCAGGGCGTCATCGGCGCGGAGTTGTGGGTCATCCGGCACCAGGATCGTCTCCGGGCAGAGATTGATCGGTTACGTGTCGAAAAGACACTTGCGAAGCGCGGGAGAGCTTAAGCGTTCGCCAGGGCACTGTTCCGTTTTTCGAGCCCCGTCGTCGCAGCATAGTGGTCCCCCGAGACCTTGACTGCGCAAGGCTTTCAAGCTGGTCTAGACCATTCGTCGGACGCCGTCTGCAGCGAATCCTTACGGCGCAAGGGGTTCGCCAAATTCCCTACATTTTGCGTTGACGGCCCCCTAGAGGGTCACTATCTTGTGGCTGTCGGTTATGGAAACCACAAGTTACTACTGCCGACAAAACGCAAAACCCTGGGGCCTACTTCGCAGGTCTGCCCCAGGGTTGCGCAATTCGACCACAGTTGAAGCGGCGGCATTGCCGCCAAGAGAAGCGCAGATCAACTCGACATCGATCTGTGCTTCCGTCCTAGACCGCCGAGTCTTCGGCAGTGTGGGACGACGTTGATCTTATCTAGTTTCATAATAACGTCAACGCCTTGGTGGTTCATGTCTCCGTGTCTCGGAGCCATAGAAATGAAGCAAAATCATGAAGTTAGTCCAACTATCGACCTGACGCAATTTCCCAAGTTGGAACAGGTTTCACTGTCTCATTTGAGTGAAGCCACGCAGATTCCAGTGTCCGGCCTTCTGGCCGCCGCGAACCAAGCTCCACAGCGACCATTTTCACCTTCTCTGTCGCCCGGCCCTGTCGCCGTGCACGTGGACGGCGTTAGGTGCTACACGCCCACCGAGTTGGGCCGCCGCAGGTGTCTCTCTCCGCAGCAGTTCAACCGCCTCCTGGCCGAACGCGGGCTGCAGGAAAAGCGGGACGGGCAGTGGTGCCCAACTGAGGTTGGCAAGGCCTTCGGTGTGCTGCTGCAGGTCCACAAGAAGCAGCTGGCAGGCACGGACGTGCTGCAGTTGAAGTGGAAGGAGACTGTCATGGCACAACTTGACGGCTAGAAGTGATTTTCCTGCCTGCGGCCGCCGAGTAGTCGGCCGCAGGCAGAATCAGGGGTAGGTGGCCGCGCCAACGGGGCGACGGGAGGATCAAGTGGATGGCGTCGACAAGCCGCTCCCTTTTCCCAGTGGCCTAACGGGACGCGCGTTCAACCAAGGTTGGATCCGGCGCACCTGGTGCGACGCTACCAATTCACCATAGCTGCATGACGAAATCAGAGAAGGGCAAGGCGCGCTGGGCGCGCTCACGGGCCGCTTCGTTGTGGGAGCAGGCCGACGCCTTGGACCTTGATCGCAGTGGCGACTGGCGTGCTCGGGCGCAGCGGGGAAGGGGAGCGGCGCGGCTGCGCGCCGAGGCCGCTCGATTCGACGGGATCGCAAACCGTCTTGAACCCGCCTGGGACGATCAGGCCGCAGCCTGACCGGGCCGTAGCGGCACCACGTTGCCGGTGCGCAGCCGGTCAAGGTAGTCCGCCCATTCCTGCATCATCCTCGTCCGCTCCACCAGGTGCGTGGTGCGGTTGTACGCGCGCCCGTTCGGATCCTTCACCGCGTGCGCCAACTGGTGCTCGATGATGTCCGGGCGGAAGCCCAGCACCTCATCCAGCAGGGTGCGAGCGGTCGCCCGGAAGCCGTGGCCGGTGACGGTGTTCTTGTCGAAACCCATGACCCGCAGGGCCGCCAGCACTGCCACCTCTGACATGGGTCGCTTTTCGCTACGCCCGCCGGCGAACACGTACTGGCCGTGACCGGTCACATGTTGCAGCTCCTTGAGAACTTCGACCGCCTGTCGTGCCAGCGGCACGATGTGGGCCTGCCGCATCTTCATGCGCGCAGCCGGGATGCTCCAGAGGCCTGCATCCAGATCCACCTCTGTCCACTCCGCCTGCCGCAACTCGCCTGGGCGAACGAACAGCATCGGCGCCAGCTTCAGTGCGGCCTGGACAACGGGTGTGCCGTGGTAGCCTTGAAGGGCGCGCAGCAGGCCGCCGAGTTGCACCGCGTCCACCACCGCAGCGTGGTTCTTCTCCGGAGGCGGGACGAGGGCGCCGCGCAGATCGGCTACCGGGTTTCGTTCTGCTCGGTCGGTGGCCACGGCATAACGCATGACTTGGCCGCAGTTCTGCATGATTCGATGGGCCGACTCGAAGGCTTCACGGGCCTCCATACGGCGGGCGACCTGTAGGAAGTCCGACGCCTTGAGATCTGCGGCGCGGCGTGAGCCCAGGAAGGGGAACACGTCCTTCTCGAACCAAGCGGCGACCTTCTTCTGATAGCCCGGCACCCATGGCCGCCCGGCCAGCCACTCGCGCGCGATGACCTCGAAGCTCTCGACACGGTCGGCGGCCTTCGTGGCAGCTGCGGCCTTGCGCTGCTCGCTGGGATCTACGCCGCTGGCCAGCAGTCGCCGAGCATCTTCCCGGGCCTCCCGCGCCTTGGCCAGGCTCACGTCCGGGTACAGGCCGAGGGTTAGCAGCTTCTCTTTCCCGGCGACGCGGTACTTCCAGCGCCAGCTCTTGGCGCCGGCAACGGTGATGAAGAGGAACAGGCCACCGCCGTCAGCCAGCTTTTGTGGCTTGGCGGCAGGCTTGGCGCGACGAATGGCAGCGTCGGTCAGAGGCATGGGGGGGTATCGGGTTTTGGGGTAGGGCGGATACCCCTAGATATACCCCCAGCGTCTCATAGGCTGCAACGGAACAGCCCGGACAACCCCGGACAACAAAAAAGCCGGAACCCCTTCTTTCACGGGAGGTTCCGGCTTTCTGTGGTCCTTGTGGGACCGTCTAATGGTGGAGGTGGGCGGAATTGAACCGCCGTCCGAAGGCACTCCATCCCCAGTTCTACATGCTTAGCTCACCGTTTGGTGTCGTCCTGTGGCAGTACGGTGTGCGAAACGCACCCCAG